TGTCCCAGACGCAGGGGTTAGCCCCGTTAAGGCTACAGAGCCGCTAGTGCTTGGATCAGCATAAGTCCATGCAACGGATACTGAAGTAGACGCTGGTAGAACATACGCTGTACTACCGTTAATCGTTGTGACATTAACAATATTGGGATTTGCCATGATTAGTCCTTAGAAACCGAAGATCATTGCCATTGCTATGGCTTTGCCTGTTGATGCCGCAGTGTTTGTGGCCCATGAGGGTGCGCCACCTGTCGTAGCCGTAAAAATCTGTCCAGTTGTACCGTTAGCTGTAGCTGCGGGAACCACGCCAGCACCGCCACCATATACAACACCGTACTGCGTTAGTGCAGCAGAAGATGCTAAAGTACCAGTCGCCGTGTAAGCAAGTATGCCACCAGAAGTTCCTGCCGTTAAGCCTGTACCGCCAGAAGCTACAGGAAGGGCTGCTCCAAGAGTAAGAGTTGTGAAGTAATTCTGGGCAACATAGATTTCGGAACCATCACTAAACAGAGAGATTCGGGCTGCGTTAGGGAGGACAATCGTGTTGGTAGCCGATGCTACTTTTATGGTTACCGATCCCGATGCCGTGGCATTCCAGAAGAAGTACACCTTGGCTTTGGTTACTGGAACCGTTACCGTACCCCCGCCTGTCCCGGTAAGTTTAATGTACAGGCTACGAGCTACTCCCGTTGTACCATCTGGTATGGTTAGCGCATCCGTACCACCAGTGGCTGAAAATGCTTGATATCCTAGAGCCTGATCCACCATGTCGGTCAGGCTGGCGTTGACTGTGGTTCCCCATGTGCCAGACTCAGTGCCTTGTCCCGGCTTTACCAACGCAAGGTTGGTGGTGTAAGTTAAAGACATCCTAAGCTCCTAAGTCGTAATCGCAGTCCAACCTGCGGTCTGTGTGCTACTGATATTCTGCCAGTTTGTGGTCTGCGTGTCATCTATTACTTCCCAGAAGAACCTAGCATTTGGTGCATCTGTTCCCGTTGCCAACTCTACGATAGAAGCTACGAAAGCCGCCGCTGCCGCTAGTGTATCTGCGCTTGTTGCTGACTCCGATACCGTTGAAAGGTAACTTAATCCAACCTCAACTACATCTGTACCAGTACCTGTCTCAGCAACTGAAGCCCCAAAATCAGCTACCGCCGTAACCGCATCTGTACCTGTACCTGTTTCCGCAACTGAAGATGCAAACCCCGCTAGTGCCGTAACCGCATCTGTTCCCGTTCCTGTCTCGCTAACCGAAGCTCCAAAACCAACTAATGACGTTACCGCATCCGACCCTGTGGAGGTTTCATCAATGGTGCTATCAAAAGCTGTGAAGCCCCAACCACCCTCACCCCAAGCAAGTTCGCCCCATGCGGACATACTACCCAGCCAAGCTGAATGTGTACGTTACCGTTAGCGTGTCCCCAGATACAACTACCCGATCACCGGGGGAGCCAAAGTCAGCAGCAGAAAACAATGTACCAGCCGTCCCGCTCTTAGCACTACCGCTGGTCAAGAATGCACCACCTATAGTGGTGGAACCATTAATATTAAATACCGCAGGAGAAGCTGTATTAGTCACAACGGATGGATTTGCAGTCGTAGCTGCTGCCAAGGTAGCAACCACACGGGTTGCATTACTATAGTTTACATCTTCTGTCCAGCTAGAATGCGAAGACATTGTATTACCCGCTGCCGGTGCGTTAGAAGCGCCAGCCCCGTACAAGCCAAGATACCAAGTAGTGATCTGCGAGACCGAAGTCAACGCCGTGCCTGCCATATATTGAAGGCCCACATTCACCACAAGATTTTTAGACTGCGCTTCCCACTTCAGGTTGCCATATTTATCCCGGCATTCAACATAATATATGCCAGTAGCTTGTGCAGCCTCGCCAGCTTTTGTGTTGCAAGATAAACCACTGGAAATAACGTCTGTGGCTTTAAGTTTTTCAATTGTCATGGTAGCCTTATCAGTGCAGTAGTAGAAGTGTTAGCAGGCATTGTTACGGTAAACGTGGTAACCGAGGTCTTGTCGGCTCCGAAGTCTAGGATGGCAACCGCCTTGTCACTCTTGGATGAATTGTAAATCAAAGCACCCCTAGCTGTAAGGGCCGCAGTCCAACTTACATTGCCAAAGTTAACGAAGGCTACCGTACCCGTAACACTTACCGAGGTTGCTGTAGTAGCCCCGCCAGCCGTGTACCCCGTACCAGACACTTGACCCGCAGTCGCCACATTGTATGCGGTGGTTGTATCATTAAGGTCTGCACTAGCTGTGTATAGCGCCACTTTGAACGTGTCTGTATCAAAGTCATGTACGCCTTGCAGCAACTGCTGCTTGAAGCTGGTGGTTAGGGTCTGGGATAAACTCACGATACTGCTACCCTAACTTGCCCATCCCTGTAAGCATCCATGCGTTGCTTACCATCACCCAAGTTCTTGAGCAGGGAAATAGACTGTACATACCTGTCCCCGTACAGCTTAACCATATCAGGCTCACCCTTCATGTAGGTTATTGCTTCCAGCATGGTTCCATTGAACAGCGCAGAATCAAAGTTGTCCCCTAGCCATGTAGTGCTGGCAGAAACAATTGACTCTGGGTAGTAGTAATAATGGAGTTCCACAGAATATGCAGCGTCTGGCGTTGGGCCAAGAATAAAAGACAGTTCCGTAGTTACCGTTGCCCCAGATATGGTAGGGCCAAAGATAGCATAATACTTAGGCGATCCCGTGCTGGTGGGGATTGGGTATGCTTCACGAATAAAGTTTACATCCTTATTTAGTAGGAATGTGTATGCGCCAGTAGTCGGACTGATTACTGCTATAGAGTACGAAGACAAGAAATCATCGGGACAAGCTAAATACTTGTTGTTTGTAGCAGTTATACCTACAACATTCTTGCGAAGATTTGCAATCTGAACAGAGTTGTATATGCGTTGCTCCGCCTGCTTGATGAACACATTCATCTGCGTTGTAGGGAACGTATTCTCCGTGTAATCGGAGACCGCAGCAACAAGCTCTGCGTAGTTCACGCCATCGGCCCCCGTGCTATCCTGCCCTTGGTAGCTGCGCCGTTACCGCGAGTCTCAACTCCGCTGGTCTTGGTGGTAGCGTAAGCGTTGGAGCGGATACTGCCAATTGACGCATTAGCGTCTTTTAGCGTAGGAGTGCTGGTAGTTGTGTACCCGTTGTTGCCTGTAGGCAGGTTGTTGGGTTGAGGTTGTTTGTAGGTAGCCATTACTTGCTCCGCTTCTGGTTAGCAACCTTAGCCAGACCGCGACCCAGCTTCAGCATATCTTCATTGGTCTTGCCGCCACCGGAATTTCCGGGTTTGCCACCTTGGGTAGCTGGAACCTTCTTGTCTGCCATGATTTTCTCCTACGTTACGGATACCGTTACTGTACCAAGTTCTGCTACACATATCAAATAATTCGGTGTCAACAGGCTAGTAAAAGCACTAGCCCCTCCTACGGGATTCCAGCCCCATTGAAATATCCGACTACCTTCACCCTGATAACCATCTACCAGCAGCCCTGATGCGTAGTAGCTCAAGTCCCTGCGCGGGTCACGAACTGCCTGTGGGTCATCTACAGGGTACATACCCAACTGCAACTGCGGCTGATCTGGTGTCCAGCAGGTAGGGCAAACCAGCAAGTTGTAGGTCTTGGTCTTTACAACCTCCTTCTTCAACTGCTTTAGCTTGTACCGGAACCCGCAGCGGTCACATTCCGCTATCGCATTCTTACCTGATGCGAACCTATTACCCATCAGAAACTACCGATAAACATCTGCCTAGGTACAAATCTTACCGCCGCCTTCTCACGATCTTCATCAGCCGCCAACTGCCATGCCTCATCATACTGGGCCTTCAGCATCTGTGAACGCTCCATTGCACCCGGAACCTTCATGGACAGGTAGTAGGCCAGCCCAGAAGCTATGCAGGGGATAAACCTGAACGGTACATCCATGTCATTTACACCACCACCGGCATCTTGATTACGCTTTAAACGCCAGTACACGAAGGTATAGGTCTGCGATCCATCCGGGGTAGGCCATACCGAGATTGCCGGGGGGTTGGACACATAGACTGCTGCGCCTGTGGTGTGTGCTGCTGCGGTTGTGTTTGCCTGACCCCTAGAGCAAGCTGTCAGGACATTTCCTACGATGTAGCCGTAATAGATGATCTCATCGTCCAGCTTTATGTATCCCGCCGCAGCCAACCCAATGACTGAGCTTAGGGTAATAGAGGTAGCGGTGGAGGTGATAGTTCCGTTTAGGGTGAGTGTCGTTGCCGAAACCTGCCCGGAATTCCTTTGGATCATCACTTGAATCGGCCTTGCCTGCGTCAGTTTGTTAGGCAGCGTGGCGTAGGTGGAGATACTTATACGGGTGATGGTCAGATCAGATTGGTTGGAGGTGCTGTTGGCATTGGTACGGATAACATGTTCCAACAGGTCTACCGTGTCAGTAGGAAGCGCGTAGGTGTTTAAACCCTGAGTCAGAGTAAAGGAACCCTGCTCAATCGTCCACATATTGATGCCGCGATTGGCCCAATCCGTAAACATGATGTTCAGGCTTCTACGGGCAGTACGCATGTCGTAGCCCGTGCGTAGCTCCGCACCACAGCGTTCAAACGCTTCCTCGACTATCTCAGATAGGTCAAGGTTAAATGCAGTAGTCCCAGAAGTGGTCACTCACCAAGCTCCTCGTACATTTCATCTTGTATTGCTTCTTCTGCTCCACAATCACAATCTCCGTCAGCAAGCACTAAGCAACACTGATCTGAGTGACCATAGACAACAGAAGGGACAAACGTATTGGCTGGCAACCGAAAAGAATTGATGTTCATCTTAGTCTTTTAAGTGGGAGTATTCCCATTTTACTGGATTTCTTCACCTATACCCTGCTGTTTTCTTGGCTATGCTTTTAGGCTGTGCTACAAACTGTTTACCCGCTGCCTTGCCAGCACGTTTAGCCTTCGTTGTCGCAGCATATTCAGCAGGGCTGAGACTTTTGATCGCAGCTTCTGGTAGATAACGCTCTCCCGTTTTTGACGAAGGCTTCCCTGACTTGGTACGCCATTTCTGGTCTCCCCAATCTTTAAGGGACTGCTGCGGAGCTTTCAATCTCTGTATCCCCCACCAGCAGCCTTGTACTTCTTAGCCACAAGCTGCGCCTTACGGGCTGACCATTTTCCAGCCCCTGTACCTTGGGTAGCTGCTGCCATTACCTGAGCCACAATCCGCTTACGCATTTTCGGCTTGGTGTAGTTACCCGCAGCATTAACATTTCCGCCATCTTCAAACCTGTAGTTGTAGTTTACACCGCCTTCCGTTACTCCCCGTCCGGGAGTTAGGTTTGCAAATGCACTAAGGTCAGAGTCTTTACCAATCTTCTTGTTAAAGTTTACACCTCCG